TTGTTATTTTTGTTGTGACAGGTTTCAGCGGGCCAGGCACCGCGAGCGTGGCCACCCCTTCAAGGACATTCGATGGGCCGGCCATGGCTTCAATCACTCCACGCACTGGCGCTGGGATATACTTTTTTCCTGCCTCGACGACAAGCTGTGACGGATCGGTGCCGGCATCGGGTGGCGCCTGCTGCCAGGGGAGGCGTTGCGTGCCGGCAAAGGCGCCTTTCAGGGCTTCCCATGCGGAGGGCCCCTGGCCTGGCGCCCACTCTTGCGGAGGAGCTGACGCGGGAATCGTGTCGCCCGCGGACGTTGGCTGCGGCAGCGCCTGCATCCTCTGGAGCATGGTGGCACGGTCCTCCTCGCTCGTATCCTTATCCTGCCAGAGCGACAGCGCTTCCTTGCGCTTCACCTTCCCCTGGTCATCCTCCCAGGATTTCCACAGAGGCGTATCCATGAGCGGGGCAAAATCAACGGCTGGCATCCTTGCACCCCCTGAGTACCACAGTGTATTGTGGGGCAACCTCGCACGAAATAGAGCCACAGCTATCGTGCAATGAGCTTTTCAAGTTTCTCGACGTTCGGACCAGGCCCGAGCGGTGTAAGATCTTCTATAGGCAAAAGTTGACTGAACTGAATATTGCCTTCTTTGGCCAGCGGTTCATACACCGCCGTCAGTTCCGTGCGTGCGGTCGTCAGTTTTTCCTTCGCCATGGCATGTGCAAGCCGAAGAAAGCGCTGCCGATTCTCTGGCGTCAAGCGGTCTCCTGCAAAGAAACGTTGTGGCGAGTTGAACCAGCGCTCCAACTCACCCTGCGCTGTCTCCACATTCTTCGCCTCTCCCGACATAACCGTACTGTTTGGGTCGAGGATTTTTGCCATGCCGTTGATAATCGCCAGATCGCCCTGTCCGCTGTCTGTTGCCGCCCCAATACGCACGTTCTGATAGCCGTTGCGGACATCCTGATAGAGCTTGAAGGTCGGCTCGGCTCTGATGTCACTCCGCAGCCCGGTCAGCAACTTGCGGCGGTCCTCGGGCAGCAGGGGCTGTGTCTGGCGTTCGCGTTCCAGGCCAGTTTTTGCCCGGGTAATCTCGGTCTCTTTCTGCACCGCGCGGGGAATCTCCTCCTGTCTGTCGCGGTCCGTACGCAAGTCGTCAATGTGTCGGGTCAGGTTGTCGGCGAGGGTATTCATGCCAGGATTCCCCCCCGCCGCCGCGGCGGCCTTCGCGGCCATGTCCCGTTGGCGCGTCAGCTCCGCAATCTTTGCGTCAATCCGTTGTACCTGCGGCCCCGTGGCCGGTCCCCGGGCCGTGGCCCCCACCTGCGCCCGTTGGAGGACACTGGGCACGTAGTCTTGCGTCTCCTGGGTCAGCGCCTTGAGATCCCCCTTGGCCGCATCGACCCGTCCTGGCCCCGCGTTATACGCCGCGAGGGCTTGCTGTTCATCGCCGTCGTAGCGCGTCAACATTTTGTCATAATAGCCCACGCCGCCCAGGATGTTCTGGCGCGTATCAAAGGGGTCTTTGACGCCCATTTCACGCTGCGTGGCCGGCATGAGTTGCATGTAGCCCTGCGCGCCCACTTTGGAGACGGCCTGGCGATCAAAATTGGACTCTTGCGCGATGATCGCCCTGGCAATCTCCGGACGCACCCTGGGATACTGCTTGACCGCCTCCTGCACGGCCGTCTCCACCTCGGCGGGCGCGGGCGTCCCGGTCGTGGTCGGCGCGGATTCCCCCCCAGGGGCCGCGCCGGAGGGCTTCATGAGTTCTGGCAGGAACACCGTGCGGTTATACTGCTCCGTCTGCGCCTTCTGCTCAGCATGCGCGGCCTGGGCCTGCGCTAACGTCGTCTGGGCATTCTCCAGCATGCTCTGCCCACTCGCGCTTAACGTCTCCATCGCTTCTTTCGAGTAGAATTGCGGCAACCGGGCCGCGTACTGCGTCAGGCCCGACTGCTGGAGATCATGGCGCATCGCCTCCAGGTCCTCCTGATTCTTGACCCCCTGGGACCGTCGTGTCAGATAGCCTGCGACCTTCTCGCGCATGCTCAGTTGCTGCTCCTGGATCTTCCACTGCCGGTCCTGCTGCCCCTGGTGCAGTTTCAGGATCTGCACGCCCGCGTCAGGATCTTGACGCATCAGCGCCTCGATGGGGTTCTGCCGGGGCTGGGGCGCCAGCCCGCCAAGCGTGGACTGCGGCCCGCCACCTGGCATCCCGCCGGGCGGCGGCGTGGCGAAGCGGCTGAGGTCCTGCCCACCGGGCACCGTCTGGGGTGCGCCCGGGGGCTGCCCTGGCATGACGGTCTGCTGCGTCATGGGGGCACCACCCTGCGGCATGGTCAACGCGGGGCTCGCCAGGGTACTCCCCCCACCGCCGAGCACCAGCCCTGGGTTCTCCTGGAGCGCCTGGCGCGTACGGGCCGCTGTCTCCTGCTGTCGCGTCAGTGCGGCGAGTTCCAGCAGGCCAGTCTGGTTCTGGAGGTTGCCACTCCGGATACGGTTCTCGATCAACTCTTGTTCGTTATAGGGTTTGATCCCTGTGTCCCCAAGTGCCAACATCAACGATCCCAGGGTGGACATCGCCCCCTCCTAACGATTCAGGCTCGCCAGTAGACTGGTCGCATTATTCGTGGCCCCGCCCAGGGCGCGTTGCCAGGACAACGCCGGCCCCAAGGCCCCCAGACCCTGCGCATTGCCGAGCTGCCCGAGCAGACTCGCTTGCTGCTGGGCATAGTTCGCCCCCTGCGTGCCGAGTTGACCTACGCTTGTTTGCCCGATGTTCGCAAGCCCAGCGAGCCTGTTCCACTGCGTCTGCTGGTTCTGGAGCTGGCTGTTGTACTGCGCCAGCATGCGCTCATAGTCCGTGGCGTTTTGCGCCGTATCCCGCCCGTACTGCGTCTGCGACTGCTGCATCATGCGGTCGTAGACACTCTGGTCATACGCCTGGCGCTGCTGCTGCTCCCACTGCTGCCCGGTGAGCCCTTGCTGCCAGGCCGTCTGCTGCCCCTGCAGGGCCTGCTGCCAGTTCTGGCTCCCGGCCTGCTGCGCCAGGTGTTCCCGCACGCCCGTCTCCCCCATGGCCCGCGACCAGTCGAACTGCTGCCCGGCCATCCCCTGCTGCCACTGCTGCCCTTGCGCGCCGAGCACCTGCGAGAAGCCCTGCTGCGACGCTTGCTGCGCCATCTGCTCACGGAAGGCGGCTTCGGTCTGGGCCTGCGACCAGCCCTGTTGGGTGGCAACGTGTTGGAGCTGCTCGCGGAGCTGCGCCGCACTCATGGCCTGGCCAAAGTTTTGCGCCGTGGCCTGTTGGCCCCATTGTTCGCGCATCTGGGCTTCCTGCGCCGCCTGCCCAAACCCTTGCTGCGTGGCGTATTGGTTCCAGCCCTCGCGCATCTGCGCCTGCTGGCTGGCGCGCTCGAAGGCGTTGCCGTACTCCTGCGAGGAGAGTTCCTGCCCCTGGCGCTGGAGGGCGGCCAGCGCCGGCCCGGAGAGCGCGCCGCCCCGCGCGGCCGCCGAGGCCTCCATGGCGTTGCGGCCTTCCTGGAGCCGAAAAGCCACGCCCGGATCGTTCGCGAGCAGCTCCTGCCCGCTCAAGGTCGGCACGGCCCCCGGCGTGTACCGATAGTCGGCGGCCCGGGGCGCACTGCCCGGGGTGTAGCGGTACTGCGCCGCGTCGGGAGTCTGGCCCGGCGTGTAGCGATAGTCCTGCGCCCGCGGTCCCTGGCCTGGCGTCCAGCGGTAGTCCCCCGCCTGCACGGCCTGCGGCCCCTGATAGCCGTACTGGCTGGCCTGGGGAACGGCCCCCGGCGTGTAGCGGTAGGCGTCCGGGTTTGGCACGCCCCAGAGGCCACCGCCCCCCGTCCCTGTGGCAGGGTCGCCCGTCATCCCATGCGTCATCATGCCGCTCATGTCCCCGCCGCCTGGACGTTGGGGTCCCGCGTACGCCATCGGGCTCCAGGTCGGGGCGATCTGCGGCAAGGCGTACCCGGCCCCACTGATGGACGGCGGCGGCTGGAAGGCCGCCTGCGGCCCCTGCCCGGCGAGCTGCTGGAGCTGTGGCAAGGCCTGCTGTCCGGCCTGGAGCCATGGCGCCTGATTGGCCTGCTGCTGGAGCCACTGCGCCGTCTGGAGGTCCATGCCCCGGTTCAGGGCCGCCGCCTGCTGCCGGGCCGCGTCGGCGCTGGCGTTGCTGCCAATGGCGCCACCCGCCAGCGACCCCGCGCCACTCACGAGCGGGCCGAGCACGCCGGCGTGCTGGCCGAGGAAGCCGCCGACACTGCCGAGCGCACCGAGGATCGTGTTCCACCAGTTGCCGCTGCCTTCTCCCGTCAAGCTCGGATCGCCACTGGAGCCCGGGCCATACGGGTCGTTCCAGCTGAGGAAATCCTCGGAGCCCCCCATGCCGCTGAAATTGGTATATTCCGGCCCCGCCCCGCCAAAGGCATCGCCCCACCCTGGCGCCATGACCGTGCCGTAGCCCTCGCCACTGCCCAGGTCGAGATTCAGCCAATCCCACTCGCTCATCCTGCTCTCCCTTCACAGTAGCCTCCGGGAAACCCAGGCTCTTGGAGCTTGGGAGGGATAGGAGGTTGGCTCGTAGAGCCAATTCCCTGTTAGCGGGACGCCAATTCCCTCTGCGCGTAGCGCACATTCCCCTTGCTTAGGTTACAAAATACTAGATAGACTTTTACCAGAGCTGAAGGCACACCAGCGATGGTGCTGAAACGGTTGGGCTCTGGTTGTGCCGCCATACTTCTTTCCCGAGTTAAAAGGCATCAAGGTACACAGGCCGCAGTCAATCGGCCTAACGCGAGAAGGTACTTCTCGTAAAGTAGCGCATCGAACAGGGCTACCCTCTGTGTCGTGTAAGCCAGCTACAAGCCCAAGGATTTATCCTTGGGTGGTTGACCTGTGCAGGTTCGCCAGGGTGGGCTGCCGCCGCCGGGCCAGTCCCTGCATGACGCCCTGCGTGACGCCTTTGGCGGCCCCGAGTAAGCCCTGCACGCCACTCCCCGCCTGCCCAAGTTGCCCCGCCAGCCCGAGATAGCGACTGGCCTGCTGGAGCGGGTCGGCCCCCGGGATGCGCCCCAGCGACCCCGTGATCCGCCCGGCACTCTGCGCCAGGCGCGCCGCATCACTGAGCGAGTGGATGCCCCCGCCCAGCACGTTGGTCAGGCCGCCAATGCCCCCGGCCAGCCCGCCCGCGATGCCCAGCCCCAGGCCCAGGTTCCGCAACCACGGCTGGTTGGTGGCGTGCCCAAGGACGCCCGCCCCGGTGCCCGCGATGCCCGAGAGCGTGCCGAGGCTCCCGAGCGTGGTGGCCAGGCCCGCGCCCCCCGCAAACAAGGGAGCGGCGGCCAAGCCACCCGTGGCCCCCAGGCCCAGCACGCCGAGCGCGCCGATGAGGTTGTCGCCCAGCGGGTTAAAGGCATCACTCGCCTGCGGCACACTGGCCCGATAGTCCCAATCGCCCGCCATGCCCACAACCTTGCGGTACAAGTCGCGTTCCTGCGTGGAGGCCTTCCCGGCTTCGAGCTTGTCGCGCAAGGTGAGCACAATCCCGCCCACGTCCGGGCTGCCGGGATCGAGCGACGTCCACCAGTCTTTGTTGGCGTGCTCCCCGGCGTACTCCCCCTGCCAGCCGGCCTGTAACTGGCTGATGTCGCGAGTGGGAATCGCCCTGGCTTGCTGCTCCCACTGCTGATACTGCTCCCGCTCCCAGGGCTGCGCCTGCCCCGCACGGACCCGGTCCCGCAAGGCCAGGAGCTCCGTCACATAGCCCGGCGCGGTCTCCGGCATACTCCCCTGCCAGGCACGGTGCTCCGGCGCCCACTGAAAGGCCTCGTGCCCATACTGCGCCGTATTGCGATACTCCGGCAGTTTCGTCGTGCCCTCGATACCCCAGGTGATCTTCTCGCCATTCGGCAAGGTGATCTCGCCAGGTTCAGGGATGTTCGCCCCTTCCTCGCTCTCGTCCACAATGCCCGTGCCAGGAACATACCACTTGGCCACTCAGCACCTCCTACGGCGGCGGCAGCAGCGCCGGCCACCACGTACACTGACACGTCAGCGCCCCGGCCGCGCCGTACCCCGCGCCCACGGGCTGCGCCAGCACCTGATACGCACTCGGCACCGTGAAACCGCCCTGGCCACGCCAGCCGGTGCTACTGCCCGTGGTGCCTGCGGTCACGGCAGCCGCAACGCCCCAGCGATCCGCCACGACGCTATCGCCTACCAGCAGCCCGGTCAGCGTGCCCGTGAACGTCGTGACTATGCGCCACGTGACCCCCACCACCTGCGCCCCAGCCGGGGCCATGGCGGCGAACGTGAGCCCCGCCGCGCCACTCACGGCCACGGTAAGCGTCGTCGTCTGCGGCTGCACGAGGGCGGCCACCTGGGCGGCGAGCGCGTCCAGCTCGGCCTGGAGCGTGGCCACGAGGGCCTCGAAGGCGTCGAGATCGCTCCGCAGGGCGTCCACGTCCCGACGTAAGACGGCAAGGTCCACCTGCGCCTGGCCAAGCTGGCGCGCGACGTCCGAAAGCCACCGTTGCCAGGGAGGCGTGATGATGGCCCCAGGCTGGATGAGGGCTTCCCGGGCAGGGGCGGGCGCGAGGATGTCGGCCACTGGTATTCCACCTTAAACTATGGTATACTTCTAGGGTATACTTCGCTTGTGGGACTAGGGATTGCAACCCGAAAGCGCGTTTCCGGCGCGTTGTCCCACACACCAAACCGGACCCATCGACGGAGGATGGACTCATGCCGCATAAAGACCCTGAAGTTGCGCGTGCCTACAGTCGTGCCTATCGCCGTACTCACAACCAAAAGACCACTGCCTATAATCGTGCCTATGCTGCCGAGCACAAAGAAGAACTTGCCGCAAAGGCCGTCGTCTATCGCGACGTGAACAGAGAAAAACTGCGCGCACAAAGCCGCGCCTACGAGGCAGCGAATAAAGAGACACGCCTTGCGAGGGCTCGTGCATACAAAAAAATCTCTCAGGCGAAAAATCGCGAACGACTTCAGGTGATTAGCAAAGCGTACTATCACTCCCATCAAGAAGAACGCAAGGCGAAGAATCGTGCGTATCGTGCGGCCCATAGAGACCATTTCAATGCTATCAGTAAAGCGTATTATGAAGCGCATAAAGACGATCCAATTGCTCGCGCCAAAAGACGTGCTGCACTTTCAGCATGGCAGAAAGCCAATCCTGAAAAAGTCATAGCAGCTACACATCGACGGAGAGCCCGCAAAGCTGGAGCCACCATCAATGACCTGACCGCCGCCCAATGGCGTGAGATGAAAGAGCATTACGGCTACCGTTGCGTCTATTGTAGCCGTAAGATGCAACGCCTCACGCAAGATCACATCACTCCCGTAGGACCTGAAGGGCCACATACCGTACACAACGTTGTCCCTGCCTGCGGCTCCTGTAACTCAAAGAAGGGGCGAAAAGCTCCGCTGTGCCCTGTTCAGCCGTTGTTCTTGACCATTACACCACCAAGGAAAAAGAAAACCTCATGAAACCTATAGGTACGCTGCTAAGAATGCTATTTTGACTGGATCAGTGACCGTAATCTCGAAAACCATGTCGCGGCTCTGACCAAGCCCATACCAGACGGCCTGCTGGCGCCTCGCTCCGATCTTGCCAGCAGAGCGCCATCTCCCGTGGCCAAACGAATGCCCTGCATCGGTGCTTGTTCGCAGCATGATTTGCGGATCTGCGCCTGGAATTTGACCGCCATCCAAGCCAACACCCATTTCAGCGTCAAGACGAAATTGGTTGTAGCGGAGACGGTTGTGTTCATGTCTCACATGCGGAGAGGTACGCCTGCATACGCGGGTGCTCTGGCCAAACTTATGGTAATCTATGTCCCACAGATACAGAGCGCCAGTGTTTCTATCACCCCAAAGATGCTCAGAAAAAGCCGAGCAATGCGTGTGACTCGGGTACTGTCCGAAAGACCCATCCTCCAGGAGACACGGCCATTCTGCCCATGCCTGGGTGGCTGTGTCATACGCCCATGTTTGATTGCCACTGAGAAACGACAACACGTACCAGGCGTGCCCGCCGTGCCTGGCGGTGCAGGCGATGGCATCGCCTACAGTCGGCATGCGGCTCATGGCGGATTCGAGCGCATGCGTCGAGATCCGCTCTGGGGCGTACCCGTTCAGGCGCCAAACAGGGCCTTCACCGCGGGGACTGCCGCCCAGGAAATACACCTGATTATCCAGCGCGGCCAGCGTGTACGGCGTCTCGATGCCCTGCTCCAGAAAGACGTTGTTCATGCGCGCATAGGGGCCAATGCCCGCCGGATCGGGGAAGGGGCGGCCTGTCGACTGCCAGAACTCGATACTTTGCGTGCCGCCGACGACGACGTCGCGGTGATCGCTGATGAGCGTCATCACGTCATCCGCCCTGCCCTCGGCCTCGTAGAAGGCCAGGGGGTCCCAGACCAGGGCATTGAAGTGGCCACTAAACCACCAGTGGCGCGTGCCCGGTTCATGGACGAGGATCCTGCCATCGAGATACGCCACCTGCCCAAACGTCTGCGGCCCGGTGAGCGGCAGCGGCGTCAGCGCGTCGGTCGCGAACGCATACCCGTAGCCGACGCCGTCCACGGTGAAGACCATGTGCACGCCGTCATCGCTGAAGCTAGCAGGAGTTGTTCCAGTATGAATAGTCCCTCTACTCAAAAAGCTCCAACCACTAAAAATCTCGAAAAGCCCAGTAGATGTAGCACAGAATACCCTACCATTTGTAGCCTCGTATAATCCTCGTATCGGGCCTGAAGGTAGAAGCGCCACTTGACGCAGACCCGGCATAGAGTATAAGACGTACCGCTTCCTATCAGACTCTACCTGTTCGACATACATATTTAAAAGACGGTCACAGGCAGCATTAGGAGACCTAACAGTACCAGTAGGCCCACAAAACCCCGGAAGCTCGGCCATCGCTTTTATCCCACCACTAGGATATAATTACCTAAACCCTCGTGTGCTATACTTGCACACGGTACGGCTAGCGATTGCAACGCGAACGCCTGTCTCAGCAGGTTGCCGTACCACATCATGAGACTCTCATCTGAGGGAGAGGCCCATGTCCTACAGAGGCTCTGAAGCCCAGAAAGCCTACAATCGCGCCTTTAGCCGTGCCTACTATGCGCATCTGCGTGAACAAGAAGCCCTTGATCCTGCCTTGAAAGAGGCTCATCGGGCTCAGAAGCGTGCTTATGATCTGATCTACCATGCCGCCAATCGTGTGAAAAGACAGGAACAACAACGCCTTAAACGCCTTGCTGATCCTAAACAAAGACTCACGCATGATGCTACCTATCGCCTGCGACATGCGGAAGAGATCGCTGTGCGTCGTCTTGCCTATGGACTCGCCAATCCTGAAAAACGGCGTCAAACTGTACGCACCTATGACCTTACACCTCCTGAATACGTTATCTTGAAGGCCGAGCGCCGCCGTGCACGCAAACGTGGTCTCCCTGACACTTTCACCGTGATAGAGCAAGCCTTCTGTCGGCAGTATTTTCACTACTCCTGCGCCATCTGTAAGCGAGAAGAGGGTTTTGAATGGATCGTCTCTATGGATCATTGGATACCCATAACCTCGACAGCCTGTCCTGGCACTATCGCTACCAATATGATTCCTCTGTGCCACGGCCTTGGTGGCTGTAACAACTCCAAGTCAGATAAAGACCCTGAGCCCTGGCTGACCAAGCGCTTCGGGAAACGGAAAGCCGCCGTGATCCTCAAGCGTATTCACGCCTATTTCGCCCTCGTTGCCGCGAAGGAGCAAGCCTCATGACCATCGATACCCTGACCCTCGTCTTCCTGTTCGCCATCCTTGGCGCCATGCTCTGGGACATCCACCGTGTTGGCCTGCGTGCGCATGAGCGCAGCCAGGAGATGCTCAAGGAGATCGCCCGCTTTCTCGGCACGGATCGGCGCTAAGACGGTCTCCCACTCTGAAATGCGGCCCAGCCACTACTTCGCGCCGCCTGCCCGGGGTAGAGCGACAGCCGCCCGACGCGCGCGTTCACCACCGCCAGATCGCGCTTCGTCTGCTCGGCAATGCGTTGCACGGTGGGCGAGGCCTCGATGCCGTACTCCAGCCCCAGCTCCACGGCCAGATTGAAGCTGAAGGTCCGTAGGTATCCGTTCGGCCAC